TGTTGGATGCCACGTCAGTGGAGTGAGTCTTCTGGTAGAAGTAAGCGCCCTTCGAGAACTCGCCGTCACCCTCGTGGCCAACAACCACGCCAGCAAACTCGGGACCGACCTGCTCGATCAGATCCTGATAGTGCTTGCTCATGCGTACCGCTTCCTGCGTTGGACGCAGGCCGGTGTTGTTCTTGGCCATAGACTGAGTGAAGGTGTAGAAGCTGTCACCGTACTTCTCGTAGAACTTCTCGTCTGCCGTATCGACGTCCAGCTTCTGGTAACGCTGGAACTCATCACGGAAGAACTGGTAAGGGTCCTGGCCATTCACCGATACCGGCAGCGCAAAGGCGCTGACCGAGCGGAAGATGGACCAGCGAGAAGCCCTGTCCTCTAGTTCCTTCCAGGTGGGCTGAGTGTCACGAAGACCGTTCTCCCACTTGTAGTTTTCGACCTGCATCATGTAGAACATGTTGCGCTGCTTGGTCGCACCGAACTCATCCTGAGACTCGTTCAGCTTCCTTCCAGTGTTCGGGTTTACGAAGTTCCATACGGACTCCTGAGGACCGAACGGCAGCACTCCGAGCTTCTGTGCCCAGTCGGCAACCTTAGGGTTACCCTGCGCGTCGAACTCGGTTCCGGGGATGTTGTTGGCTGCAATCTGAACATATGGACCGACACCAACCGGCAGTGCTCCATCTCCACTGTTGAGGACTAGCTCAACGGAGGACATTGGAACTACGAAACTGGCATCCTCATCCATTCCGAGGAACTTGTTGACGGCCTTGCCGCCAAGGTATTCCGGAACCTGGATGAGCATCTTGCGCTCCGTGTACTCGGTGAGCCTGCGCTCACCGGTCACTGGATCGGTGACGTATCCAGCAGCATCCACCGAGTTGCCATCCTGATCCACCACGATGCCCGCCCTTGCGGGCGCGCCGTACACCTGGCCAACATGGGCCAGGGTCTGTGGCTTCTCTGCGATGATGCGAGACCAGCGGTTCCAAGACTCCTGCTGCGCTCCGAAGAATGCGCCGAAGTTGCGCATCATGTACGCCATCTTGGTCTCGTGATCCATGGTGAACGTGTACTTCTTAACGTCCTGGAGAGCCGCCCTTCGGGCGGAGTTCTCAAGGTTCCTGCGGGTGGCGTCATTCAGGCTGTGAATGCCCTGAGACTTCAGGACCTCAATCTTTGCCTGAAGGTTCGCCTTGTACTGCTGACCGAACAGGGGATTCCTGAGCAGCTTGGATGCGGGAATCTGGTTGGCGATGTTGTACCAACCGGAGATGCTCTTATCCAGGAACTCTGCCACTGGCGAAGTTCCCTCGGCGTAGCGCCACTGCTCCCCGTTGACCATTGGTCGTGCACCAATCGGCACATCCTCAAGCATCTCCCGAGTGAGCTTGCCGTCAAGGATTGCGCGACGAGTCGCGTCCATGCTCGGAACGGAAGGGTTGAGAACGTAGTCAACCTGGGCCTTGACCCTGGTTGCCAGCTCATGATCCGACATGTTCTTAAGGCCGATGTCGCGACGGTAAGCCTGGCCCTCCGGAGTGGTGCGCATCCACTGGACCATCTCGTGCTCAGACTTCCCGAGAAGCGCCTGCTTGCCCACGGAAGACTGACCGATCTGATCATTGACGTGGCGGATCCATGCCTCCATGTGCTTCTCGACTCCGTGAGAGTCAACAGCAATGTTCTCCCAGTTGAGACGACGCATGCGCCTTAGCGCTGCGTCGGACTGAGATCCCATGAGGTTCTGGAAGTTGCGCTGCCCGGCTGCTAGATCCTTGAACAGCTCACCCTCCTTACCCCCGAAGGCTGGAGAGAAGACCTCGCGACCAATCTTGACATCACGCATCTGCTGACCCTCTGCGGTGAAGCGAGTCATCTCGGCATGGTCAATCCTGGCCTGAGCCAGATCCTCAGAGATGGCATCAAGCTGCCCCTGCCAGTGCTCGATAGGACGTCCACCAGCGGAGCCGACTGCTGCCGCCTCAACGATGTTCCTCCTTGCGAACTCCTCCTGACGGGAAAGCTCCTCAATGTTCTGAGCCTCCTTGCCTGCCCAGATGCGAGCCATCTCCGTGTCGCCCTTCATCCAGCGGGCACGGAAGAAGTCCTCGGCCGCAACCTTGCCACCATTGATGGCACGACCAACCATGGCAGTCCCACCGAAGCGAGCTACCTGGCCAAGGAAGTCATCGGCAAGCGCGCGAGGCGCGTAGCCGAGACGGAACAGCTGAGCGAACTTCCAGTACTGACCAAGAGTGTCAGCCGCCTGGCCAAGCCAGTCAACCTTGTCTCCTGCTGCGTTCTTCAGCTTCTGGAAGGTGGAGCCCTGCTCCTTCAGCATTCGCTCGAAGGCGCCAAAGTCCATCATGACGTGACTGTTAGCCAGCTGAGTATCGAAGATCGGAGTCGACACCAGTCGACTTCCGTCTGCCTCGACAGAGGCGACACGAAGAGTCAGGCCAGGGTTTGCCGGGTCTGCCATCTCGGCAGTTCCGTAGACCCTCTGGGATCCTGCTGCTGCAATCTGTCCGTTACGGCGTCGCTGAGCGAAATCCTTGTACAGGTCACGAGCAACATCCAGAGATACCTGGTCGTCCGGTCCGGCCTTCACGTTGTGACGCTCAACCATCTTGGACACTGCATACTCTTCGATCTTTACCAGCTCAAGCTGACGCTCAGCAGGATTAGCCCTGAGGTAGTTGGATACCAGCATCTCGCGCTCTCCGCGAGACAGCACACTAGTCTCCCTCAGTGTTGCCTCAACATCCTTGTACGAGTTCTCGTGGTGGATGTCGATGTACATGGTGGGCTTGATGTCGTTGTAGCTTCGGGCCACCTTGATGGGGATTCCGATAGATGCGTTGTACACAAGGTTGGCACCAGCCCTGACCTTGCCACCAGCCTTGCCTGCACTCATTGGACGAAGAGTGTCACCCTGCTGCCACGCCTTGGATCCACGAACCTTCATTCCGGCAGTCGTAGTCACACTGTTGAAGTTCATGTTGTCGATCGAAGCGAAAGACTTAATGGTGTCATCAATGGTGCGAGTCTGCTGGTTCAGGCGGTTGACGAAGTCGGTCTCCTTGTCGAGAGCCTGCTTCACCTTCTGCCCTCGTGGCGACGCCTTCTGGGCGTCGGTCATTGCGTCGAAGTACTCGCCATGAGCCACGTTCCTCTTGGTCAGTACATCCATCTGGTAACCTAGCTTGACGTTCTTGACCTCAAGAGAGAACCTAGTCAGATCATCTCCCATAGAGACGCGAAGGATGTCAGAGACCTCATCGGCGTCCTTAGCCTGATCGAGCAGGCGAGCAAGGCTGTCACCGTTGGCAGACTTGGAGACGGTAGGGAAGTCCCTGCGTAGCACGAGTGCAGCATTGTTGGGATTCTTCGTCTTGATGTCCATGGTCTTGTCGACCATCTTCTGAAACGTTGGAGTCCTGCTGAACAGCTCAGCAGTCTGGTTAGGTGCAAGCCCAACCTTCTCGCCCGCCTTTGCGGCAAGCTCGAACTCCTTAGCTACAGGCTTAGTGATAGCTGCGGCCTTGACTCCACCGGCCGCCTTACCGGCGACCACCAGTGGATCTGCATACCAGGAGACCGCGAAGTCGGTAGCGCCAGTGACGTACTTCTGAACTCCACCGCCGAAGTACTCTTCAGCTCGGGTCTTGGTTCCGAACGGATCGTTGACAGTGGGGGTGTCTCGGTACTCGCCCTCAAGGGCGAGCTTCTTGTCTGCCGCCATCTGGTCAACAGACAGGCCACGGTTCTTCAGTTCCTTGTTGTCCAGTCCGAGCATCCATACAGACTGTCCAGGAGAGACGGAGTGAGAAAGCTCCCAGTAGTCCTTGGCTGCATCCCACTCGCCATCCTCACCGATGTAGTCGGGACGTCCGTAGACGATACTGTGAAGGGCCATGAAGCCAGTCGACAGGGCGGGGGATACGGTAGCGCTGTATAGAGAGTAGAGCTTGGAGCCAACCCATTCAATCGGCTTGAAGATTGGAGAGTCGAAGAATCCCCCACCCTCGGCCTGCTTGCGCTGCTCCATGAGGGCAGCGATCTGAGCCTCGCTCTGCTCACGATTGGAGAAGTCGACACCAGCGCCCTGCCAGTAGTCTGCCAGTGAAGTCTGGACATAGCTTGGCAGCTGGTCCATGTTGACGTCACCGTCAAGGACTCCATTGGAGATGGTCTCCAGATCCTTGGGTCCAAAGTTAGACACCGGTCATCCCCATTCCTAGGTTTGGTACCTCCTCCTCGTCATAGGGAGTGATACCAGTGCGAATCAGATTCTTGGCCATGTCGTTGGCCTGAGCACGGGTTAGTCCCGCGCGTGCAATGTCAACACCTGCGGTAGGTGCATCAGAGAAAGCTAGGACCAGTGATCCCATATCGTCGAACCACTGGCCACCGTAGTTATAGTCCAGTCCCAGATCCATCACTGCATCGCCTTGGCCTTACGTACCAGGTTGCGCATCGCCCACGATGCACCTGGCTGGTTGGCCATGAATTCCATGACGGGAAGATAGGGAATGATGGACTGAAGGTCTTCTGCCTTCTGGTCCGGGAGACCTAGTGCCTCCATACCGGCGCCTGCCCCGAGGGCGGCGCCGTCAGTTACCGGAACGTCAGGCTGTGCACTCGGCTCATTGAGTCCGGTAACCCTGGAAGCAGGGTCGCCAAAGAGCGAGGCAAAGTCTACACCAGGAGAGCCCTTGGCCATTGCCGCTCCGGCCTGCTGCTCCTGGTAGGCTGCCTGCTCGCCATATCCAGCGTTGGGCAGATCTCGGTTGGCCTCACCGACAGCCTTGTCGGTTCGCTCACTGAACTTTCCAGGTCCGCTTACTGGCGTACCCATCAGTCCTCCTTGGTGATCTGTAGAAACTCTCGATCAAAGTTCTTCTGTGTTGCATGCTGGACAGCCATCTTCGTCCCCAGCTCGAACGTCTGAGCAGTGACAGATGCAATCTGGCACGCCCAGTTGGCAGCAAGGACGAGAACGGACCACTTGTCATGAAGCCGTGGTGTCAGTTCTTCCTCGTCAAGGTCGATCTCGTTCTCGTCCATCGCTACTCCTTACTTGGCCATAGTTCCGCCGCCACCGGTCTTGCCGGTGTTGACGAGTACATTGCTGTCCCAGTGGCTAGTCACTACGGATCCAGTCTGGTGACGTGCCTTCTCGGGCACGCCTCCATCAACCGGTCCGGTCATGTGAGGTGCCAGCTTGGAGCCCTTTAGGGTCTCCCATGGGCCAGACTTTGGGTGCTGTGGAAACAGTCCCTCGCTCATGCCTTACTCCTTCGGGTGGGAGCTGCCGCCTTCTTGGCGGGCAGCCTAATCTCAACAACCTTGGCATTAGCCGGGTTGTCCTTCTGCTTCTGCCCACACAGTGGGCATCGGATACCATGCTTGTCCTTGTAGTCGTGATACTCGGACCGCTGGCAACTCCAGCACAGTGCCATCAGATTCCAGACTGTCGACGGGTACTGGTACTCATCTGAGCCTCACCCTTACCGGTCAGACCGGAGAGAAGACTCATGATATCCATACCCTGTGGCTGACCCGCGCCACCAGGCGCGGTACTTGCTCCAGGCGGTGCCTGTCCTCCCGGCTGTCCTCCTCCACCCATAAGGGCGGCCAGCGGGTCCGTAGCCGCCGTAGCGGCTGGCTGCTCCTTCGGCTTGAATACCTTCAGCACAGCATCGTGTACGGAGGTACCCTTCTCCCTCTCCTCGATCAGCTTTGCAATCTTAGTGAGGGCGTCTACTGGGTCCTGGCCCTGAAGGGCCATCTGAGGCACTGCCTGCATGTAGCCCATCATGCCCTGCTTGAGAGCATCGGTAAACTGCTCGTTGTCGATCTGGGCCTGAAGCTGGACGACGTCCAGATCCATCGGCAGCTGACGCTGCACGAAGTCCCTCGATACGAGCTGATCGCCACGGAGCTGAAGGAGTGCAACGATTGCTCGTGCGGGATCCTGTCCAGCGGCGAAGCCATAAGTAACATCTACGGTGTAGTTGCCAGAGATGTCCTTGCGAGGAATGTACGTCTCCTCGAAGGGGGTTCCCTGAACGACTCCAGTGACGACCTTCTTCTCTCCCGGCCAGAGCTTCTCATCCATCTCGAAGCACAGCGCCAGCGCTCGGGAGAGCGCCTGCGCGATTACATTCTGACCAGTTGTGATGACGGTATTGAATCCACCCATCAGCGCCTGAACGCCCTTGCCGGTAATGATGGAGGCATCAAGGTTACCGGAGCGAACCTCTGGGGATCGCATGGCCTGACGCGCCTCATTGTCCAGCATGGCGCCTTCCTGGAAGGCGTACTGAGGGATGTCTCGCTGAACGTACTTCACGTCTCCGTCTGTACGGATGAGGGCGTCGTCTCCGAACGTCATCTTCTGCACATCGCGGGGAACTACGAGCGGAGCACGAACGGCCTTCTCTGTAGCCTCAAGGCCAAGGAGTGCCATGCGAGCCTTTGCGAGCTGAACCCAGATGGCGTCATCGAAGGCGCCACGGGTCTCCTGGTCAAAGCCAGGTCGCTTCGCGATCGAGACGTATACCTTCTTGAGCGGGTTCGGCATCATGTCTACGATCTGGTTGCTGCACTGCGGTAGGTACATGATGATCTGGTCACCGTCGCAGTACTTTACAACCTCGATCTCACGATGCTCCCATCCGGACTGCTGGCCACCCACCTCGTTGGACTGAAGTACTCGGACAAGGTGTGGGAACTTAGCCACAAGGTGGATGGCCTCTTCGCGCCAGATCTTAGTGTAAGACCTGACGCGACCGTATAGGTCGATCTCCGGATAGATACCCATGGGGCTCTCTACTCGGATCCGAGGAACCTTGTCCTCGAAGTCCGGCTCGATGACGTAGACCGCCATGCCGAACGTGTTGTAGTAGTCGCAGAACTGGACCTGCTTGCCAGCCTGTAGGCGACTGTTCTGGATGTAGTAGTTCGCGACCTTAGTCCTCTTGCCGGAGAACTTCTTGGCCTTGTCCGTGGTCATGACGCCAGAGGCGCAATTGATGCTAGGCATAGCGCCCATGACCTCGGCAATGTCTCGGGCCGATGTGTCAATCAGATTGGCCACGATAGGCTTGGGCCATGCTTCAGGCATGGCTCCAGGAATCACGCTCTCCAGATCACCGGAGCGGACATCATGGACATCGCGCTGACGCTGGTCCCTTTCGGATGCAGCACGGCGGAGAGTCTCCACCTTCTGTGCAACCTTGTCGATCATGAGCGCCATGCGCCCTCCTTACTTAGGCTGGGCCACCTTTAGCTTGTCCCAGCTCGTCTTGCCCGGATATCCATCGGCACCGCTGCCGCTGTATCCAAGCTTGCGCTGCCACCATGCGTATGCCTTGATGTCAGCTCGGGTGAACTCCGGACCTGGCCCCTGAGCGTAGCCCTTGTATCCGGCGCGGACCAGAGCCTTGCCCATCTCAGTGATGAGTGGGTGCTTCTTGCCCAGCCGAAAGAAGGACGTGCCCGGGAAGGGCGCGTATACGGGCTTAGGGACCGGACGGGGCTTCGGTGGTACGGGAACACCAGGCTCTAGCTTTCCGCCCTTCACGAGGGCGTACAGAGGCTCTCCTGGGCACGCTGTAGCGTAGCCGTCCCTGTGCCCCTTGATCTCCTTGCCAGCACCGTAGGTGCGCATGTAGGCGATGGCGCCCTTCAGACCCTCGATCATCTCGGGAGTAGGCGTCACGTCTCCACTCGAACCGAGTAGCGCACAGATGGCGTAGTGCGCCCGATTGAGGTCCTGATTACCGTTCGCCCCAGTTCGCTTGCGCTTACCTCGACCTTCGAACACATAGCCGTGCTTGCAGACCAGAAGGTTGTATGCGATATCGCTATAGCCCTCGGCAGTGTTCGCGAGGTGACTCTTCCGGATTGCCTTGACTTCCGCCACGCACTCAGTGTGCGTGGCGTTCGAGACCGGTGAACCCTCATAGTGAATCTTGACTCCTAGTGCGGTGAGCTGGTCGGGGGCCGCCGATGCGGGCCACCCCAGTTCTGCTCGACTTACCCACTTCATGTGCATCTCCTTCGTAGGGGAGCATAGCTCCCGCCAGTGGTGATGGGCTCAGTTTCCCCACCAGCCATTTTGGCTCTCGCTCTGGGCTACGAAATCCAGATCGAGAGTAATGGTGCGCTCCTTGTCCCTTGAGGACTGGAACTCGTTGTGCATGTGGAAGACGTTGTCGAGCTCGCCGATCAGCTCGCGAGCCCTGATCTCTGCGAACCAGAGAGCCATGACACAGTCAGTCTTCTTCTTGGTCTTGACGCCGGGAGGCAGAGGCTCCCAGGTGGTTAGCTGCTCGATGAGCATCTTGACACCCTCGTTCTGTGAACGAGACGGAAGGTGAATGAGCTGCTCCTTGCGCTCCCAGCCATCGAACAGGACGGACATGGAAGCGACACCGAAGTCCGCATCCCACTTGTTAGAGCCAGTGAAGTGCTCGCGAAGTAGGCAGCCACGAGATGAGAGGAAGTTCCTGATGTCCCTGTTCTGGGTCACCATGAGGTTCATCGCGTTCTTCTCGATGCGCCACTCGTTGATGTTGTACTTGACCGTCAGTTCCTTGATCTTGTCAAAGATGTCGTCGGGCTTCAGATTCCCCTTCGACCAGACGTCGAGAATCCAGCGATGTCCAGTCATCCTGTCGACACCCATAACAACAGCAGCTGAGTGACCCGTCATAGCCGGGTCGAAGCCACCTACAACATATAGCCCGGCCATGCCATTTTGCCTGTGACCTGGAGCACCCCTCACCATCTGTCCGGCAGCTCGCATCCCATCTACAGATCCTGTCACCGCCTTGAGAGGGAAGATCGCATCTTCGATCACGGACTCCTGCTGATAGACAAGAGCCCAGTTTCGTGGAGACATGGAGCTGCGCCTCTTGCGCAGCACCTCACCAGTATGCATGGGATACAGGCCGTTCTCGTCCGCCTCCACGAGGAGGCGACCCACCTTGGATACGGGGGGCCTGTTGGAGCGAGGCCAGAGAGTTACCCAATCCTTGGGATCGTCGGCGAACTCAAGAACAGCAGGCTGAGTCAGGTACGTCCACGGGGAATCCTCTTCACCGTAGTAGTCCGACTTGATGATCTCTCCATAGAGATCGATCGGAGCGAGACGCGTACCGATCAGAAGCATCTTGCCACCAGGATGAGACAGTCGGTTGTAGACCTCTCGCTGCATCCAGTCCATGTGCTTCTGGTACTCGTGAGCGTTCTTGCCGGTGACGGTGTCATCGAAGATGATGAGGTCGGCTCGGGATCCGTAGATATGTCCACCGATACCCAGCGCCTGAACCGTAGGGTCCTTCTCTCCAGAGTCACGAGTGGAGGAGGATACATAGATGGAATCGGCGGTCCAAGCCGCCGCTCCTGCATCGAAGCCACCCTCAGGGCCGAAGTCGATCTGTAGCTTCTGATAGTTCTTGTTGTCCGAGGCCAGTCGGTCCTTGATGCCTCGGAGGAACCTCTTCGCCATCTCCTGAGTCTGAGACACGATGATCACACGGATGTTCGGATCCTCGCAGATCCGGTAGGTCACGTAGTTCATCGTGATCGTGGTGGACTTCGCGTGCTCCGGTGGAGTGTTGATCAGGACGAAGGCGGGGTCACCCTTGATGTAGGTCTGCGTCGGATGGAGATCCCTCGGATCCCTGTCTTCCAGAAGATCCACCCACTGGAGGTGATGGCTGAACAGCTGAGTATCGAGGTACTTCTCGCACCACTCCGGGAAGGGAAGGATATTCTGGCGGTTGACCTCTGTCTCACTACCGTTCTGCGCCATCAGGCGCAGCCGGTCCATCTCGTCACGGAACTTGACATCCGACTGACGAAGGTACTTGTACTGGGCCTCAGTGAGACCCATGTCGAGGCAAGCCTCCTTGATGGACTTGCCGTTCTTCACGTACCGGATGAAGGTTTCCTTGCGGACCTGAGTGTCGGACTGTGTCGCCCTCAGCTTCTTCCGGTTGTTGTAACGCTTGCGAGTGGGGATCTGTCGAGGGTCGGACTTCAGCTGCCGTCCATCCTCCGTCACGTAGACCTTCGCCATACCCCTACCCCTCCACATATAATCAATGTTCAAACTAGCACTGCTAGGTTTAGCAGGCTGCAACTCAAGCGCCGTGCGGCTTCCCTCCGGGAGCGCTTGATGCGCTCCACCGGAGTAAGGATCCCGAGGGTACTACAGTCCTTACCTGTCTCTCTATGTTTAACAGGGTTAGACAGTGTTACACCTAGGACGACCAGCCCCCTGAAGGGGCTGGGTCGTACCAGTCTCACCTAGCCTGGTCTAGGTTGATACCGTTCGTCACTTCGTTCCTCACTTATATATACCCATCCTTTGTCAGATTTGGGACATGATTATCTGATGTAATCTATGTCACACCCTTACGGCCCAGTGTTTGCAAGGGTTCTGCTCTGTGGTGTGACTCAGGTCACATGTGTTTATGGTGGATTTTTATGGGGTCTCACTCCCATCCATCTGCGCGGATCTTAAAACCCCCGGGTCCGATACCAGGGCAAACCGGACATCTCGGGGTACCCCCCCTGGGTACACGGATCGGACATCTTGGACACCCCTGCTCATCTGAGCGGAGCCCTGCTCACCTGGGCACCAACGTGTGCGTACGTGTGTGTGCCCGTGCGCTCATGTGTGTGTACGTGTGCACATGTGTG